TTTTGATCTTGATCACGCCAAACGTAATCATCAATTGTTTTTGGCCTATACGATTCTACCCAAAGCTGCTTCATGTATTCCTCTTAATAGCGTTGCCCTAAGCTTACACTCTGCTCACGCTGTAAAGCAATAACTTGATCGGATAACTCAGCAATACGCTTGTATGCTTTGTTTAACTCTGCTTGCAAGTCTGCGACATTCCTTCTTAGAATATCTAGTTCTGTCATTATTTCTTGTTGGGTCATGATGCGTTTACGTTCTCATCAACCCCTGGATGGTCATCACTAACAAGCAATACATCGTTATTGTCGACACGACGAATAGTAATTGTCTTACCTTCATATGTAACATCAACGCCGCGAGTCCAACGACCATGACTTACAAGAATATATTGTCCTTCTTTTACATCCTTTTGTTCATGCCCAACTGCATAAACGCGGCCCCAACGTGGACGAATGCCACGAACTTCGCCATTATCACCAGGTAGAATGATACCTGATCGTGTTTTACGTTCACCGAAGTTCATTTCCTCAACAAGAATATGATCTCTAACTGGAATTACTTTTCCTTCAACGTGTGTTACTGGCATTATTCAATCCTCTTTACTTTTTTCTCTGTACTTTTTGTCTTAGCAATAGCAGCAGCTAGACCACCCTTAAGCTTTGGTTCGGCTTTTGCTTCTGTTTTTGGTGCTTCTTGTGTAGCTGGTTTAATGTCATCTGGTCTAGCAATATCAGGTGTAAACTCAGATTTCTTGCTACTTGTAGGAAGCGGGTCGGTTCTACGACGACTTGGGTTGCTGCGTGTTGGAATTTCGCTTTGCTGCGGAATATTATCAGTAGCTGGTGTTGCACGAGTTTTGTAGTACTCGTCCATAATCATTTCGCGAGTCTTAACAATCTTTCCCCCTGGACCTAGCTGATCACCTCTTGCGTTAACACGCATATTACCCAAAGCTGGGACTAATTCGTTTTGTAAACGAATAGCTTCCATATCTAATTGACGACCTTGAGCTGTTCTATAAATCTTACCCATGTAATTCTCCTAAAAGTATTTTAGTATATTTGTTGGCTAGAATCAATTTACAAGTAACTCTTTAAAAAATTCTTCTAGCGGTAATTGATATTCAATACTGTTAATTCTATGTACTCCAATTTTGTAAAGTACAAAGCTTGCAGTTGAACTGCCTCTGCCTACACCCCAAACAATGTTATTGGCGCGCATAGTGTCTACTAAGTATTTAAGGTATTGTAATAAGGGCAGTAAATCCCTAGCAGCATATTCAAGAAGTTCTTGCCCGCAACGTTGCAATTCAGTTTCGTTATTATTACATTCGTTTAGTACCCAAGCAGAAATATCAAAATTTTTGTATTCATCAGGCATACACCAATGTTGCTGATTTTGCTTGTGCCATACTTCTAGATCAATGTCAAGTATTGGTAGTTCGTTTAGTTTTGATAACTCGCTGTAATTTGCAGCAACGGCATTATTATGTTTAGTAGCATTATCCAAATACGCATGTGACAAATCAACCGCAGGATTAATGTAGAGAAGATTTATAAGATCATTCTCACTTATAATCCTACGACTGTATTTGTCTAACAGCATTAAGATTTGCCGCCCTCAATTACCTTTGGTTTCCAACCCTTCTTGATTATGGGTTTATGATTGGCTGCTGCAACAGCTTCGTTTGCATTTGTAACAGGAGTTTGTTCCCAGTCCAATCCGTATGTTTTCCATTCATCAACATCGCGAATAATTTCGTGCTTCTTCTTTCCTTGAATCCAAATATCAGTTGATCCGGCATCACTTCTCATAAACCATGCTGGTTCACCAGTAAACTTGCGTACAGGATTATCAATTAACCAAGGAACTTCCTTCATCAAATGTGCATCAAAATAGAATTCAACACCTTCAGAAATACGACTGCTAATACTAATACCATCGAACGATAAACGATCTTCTACAATACACATCATCTTGCTAAGTGTTGCAATTGCAATTGTACTGTCGATGGCTTCATCTGGTAAAGTAATCTTATGACATAGAATCTTATCGTGTAACTTGCTAAATGTACCTTCTTCAACGTGCATAAACAATGCTTCTTGATAAGCTACTTCAATTAGGAACTTGCATCTATCAAATGCAATTTGCTCTTGATCTGGATCATTTGCTTCACCGTTAAACTCAACCTTAATTTCCCATTCATTTGGAATTAGAATGTTGTCCAACAGCATCATTCCGTGCCAACCAGTTTTCCATGTAAACATTAGTTAATATCTATCCTGTCTGCTAATTTTTTGTTTTGATCCATAAATTTTTGCTGAGCAATTTGTGCTCTGCGTTGCTGCTCATTTCTATAAGATTCAAGCAATAGTCTTAATTGGTGACTAATACTTGGATCTGGAAAGTAATAAGCCTTTTTAAGTCTATCGTATAGTTCGTTTACTTTCTTTAGTAGTTCTTCGTCACTAAGTTGAGTTAGGTCCCCTGCTAGTGGATGCATTATCAAATCCCTTCACGAAATCGAGGAACTTGGCATTACCATCTAATTGTTCCTCTGTAAGACCACAGGACCATGTATGCCACTGTGGATTTTTATTACCACAGTATTTACAATGCCAAGATTCTATGTCTACATCGTAATATGCATACACACCACAATGCTCACATACAGGAGGACCTAAACCCATTTACTTTTCACTTGGTTTAAACGCTCTACGAGTAATTGCAGAATGTTCAGTAACTATCATACGACCCGACCCTTCACAATACGGACATTCTTTTGAATATGTTTCATATTCGCCCTTGTGATAGTTTGTGCATTCATCCCAATATACAATACCCTCACCTTTGCAGTTTTCACAAAGTTCGATAGTACCTTTTTCATTTAGAGTTGGAATAACACCCGCACGTTCCAAAAAGCGCATCACATCTTTTTTGTCAGCGTATTTGAGTCGTTCTGCACCCTGCTTTACAGCAGCAATAAGTTCGAGACCAAACTTATTTTCGTACATTAGAGATCGCCTTCTTTTCGATTCTCGCTATGCCATACGTTAAACTCACCACCTGGATAACGTGCCTTAAGCTTTTCAACGTTTTCAGCAATTACTTCGTTTGGGTCAAGTCTTAGTGCAGTACAAGCATTAATCCAATACCACATAATGTCGCCCAGTTCACGCTTCATATGAAAATGATTTTCTTCGTTAAGTGGTTTGCCTTGGAAGAACATCTTCTTAACAATTTCGTTAAACTCGCCGCCTTCGCTTGCTAGTCCAATACCAGCAGTTAATAGTAGCGGAACATTGATATCTACATCACTGCCATCTAGGTAATCTAATTGGTTCATAAATTCAGTAAGATCCTTGCTTGTCTTACTGGTTACTTCTAATACAAAATCTCGATACTTGTTTAAATCAACTTGTGTCATGCTTTACTCCTAGCACAACATTAGCAAGTATTGTAAAACAATGCAAATAAAAACCCGGCAGCCTGAACTACCGGGGTGCTTTTGTCACAACATAAAGCGAGGTTACTTTTTCGTCCTTAATAGGTGCTTACTGCGGCTCTTTTCCATATAACGGATGAACCATTATATGTTCCAGTGCATACGTAAACGTAAGCACTGTCGACTGCCATCATACCAGCAACATCACCAGCTCTGCCAGTATTTGCTGGAGTTCTTTGCTGCAATTGTATTTCTTGACTATGGAAATATGTTCTTGCTCTACTTAAATCTTCTATATGAATGTCAGTTCCACCGTTTTCAGTTACAAATTCAAAAATGTAAGTTCCGGTAGAGAAGAAACTAATTGTATCAGTTCCATCAAACCCTGCTAATCCCTGTGTTCCGTATGTTACACTTGAAGGAAGAACTAATGTGTCTGCTGTATCAGTAACAGTTAATTCTAAACGAATTCTGCCAACTCTTCCTGCTGCCGGAAAACCTGCAAAGGAAAGTTCAATATTTCCAGATGTACTTGCAACATAATAATGTGCGGTGGTATGATCTATGGTAACTGAACCGCTAACTGTACCAAGATCAACGCGACTTTCTCTAAAATCTCTAATTTCAGCTGAGCGTAAAACAGTGCCAGCCATATTATTATCTACTGTAGTACCAGTTAAAGCGGTTTTAAGTACAACTTTCGCCTGTAAATCTTCAATTTCAGATTTAGTGTACACAAAGTTATTTTTAATGTTAGTGAAATTAGTTCTAAAACCTTGACTGTCATTATCCTGTCCTGCAACTGGATATGTGCCATCAATGTTATTTGGATTTACGTTTGATGCCATTGATTAATTCCTTTATACCATATTTATTATAGCTAAAGTAGTTTTTAACTCATCAGTAGTTTTTGCAGAATTAATCTTATCACCAATAGCTCTTAGCTCATCTCTGCGCTTTAATGCAAACTTTAATGCAATAGCGTCATTTTCTAATTGTGCATCACGAATAGCAATGTCATTCTTTTCAAATGCTGCTTTGCGAGCTTCTGCAATCTTATCGCGCCAAATCTTTTTAGCTTTATCCATGTTAATTGTAATCATTATACTCTTTCTCCTATACCATCTTTAATAGAGAAATCATATTCCCAAGCATCAAAGAATGTATCATCAGAAGGAAGATCGCTATCCTTGACAACTTTAAATGGTAACCCTTTTGGAACAAACTTTTTACCAGCAGCAACTAGATCAGTAAACTTTGGATTTACTGCTGCAACTGCTACACCACCTGAGGGACTTGGATAAATTATCTTCATGTGTTAATCCTTATTGACTTAATACCACTAGACCCATTCTAGCATTTTCACTAGTGGTTGTGATTGAAAAACTTGTTGCGCCAATACTTGGAATTGAAGTTAAGTTAGCGCCATTTGAACCTACAACTGCCATTGCTCCGCTTGAGATTGGATATTCAGTTGTGAATGTATAATTGTTTGTGCTTGTACGTGTTACAAAGTCGATGTTAAAGCTATCATATATTGCTAGACCAGCAAGCGTACCATTAAATGCAATCCACATTTTAGGACTATTATAGCTTCGTATGCCATTTGTTTGTCCCATGCTGAAATCACCAACATTAGCATAACCAGTAGCAACTGCAGAGTTTAATCTAAGTCTGCCGCTTGTATCCCCAATAAGTATACCACCAACGTTAATACTTGAATCAACAGTTAGAGTACCTCCAACATATAAATTTGAATCAACGTTTAATGTGCCGTCAGCGCCACTAATTGTATTAGCTAATGTTACTGGACCATTAAACCCAATTTCATTGTTAGAGAAAACTAATCCGTTTGGAGCAGAAATTGTTCCTGCACGAATTTGCACAGTGTTTCCTGCGTTTGATCCTAGTATTGTATTATTAACTACTTGTAAGCTTCCAGTAGTAGTTGAACCACTTATTGATAATGAAGATGCAACAATGTTATCTGCATTAAGTGTTCCTGAAAAATTGGTTGCTTGTATGTTGCCAATAACAAACAATCCACCCGAGCTAATTTCCATTACTGGAGTTCCAGCAACAGTAACGCCAATTATATTTTCAGCTACACGGTAAATACCAGTATTATCATCTTCGATAAAACTGATACTTGGATTTGTTTCATCACCATCAGCAAATAATGATTGTCTATTTTCTGTAAGTTTTAATGTATTATCTAATCCAATTGCAAAATTGATATTGCCTTCAGATTTTGTGAAATATCCATCAACCCCATCAGCGTACAACTGAATATCATTAAATTCACCAATAGTTAAACCTTCATTGGTGAGTGTTAGGCCACCATCAATTGAACCACTGATATCGTTTCTTAGGTATCTGTTGGCTGCAATGTTTCCTAGTGATAAAGAATTTGACGCATTACCAGTAAACTGTTGCCCATTTATGGTAGCTAAATTAAATCCAGGTTTAATTGATGAAAAACCTGAAATAGCAACTTGTGGTATCCATTCTGAATCACGGCATTGTATTGAAACAATGTTATTTTGCTGATAATGAACTAAGCAAACATGATTAGTATTTAAAACATCTCTAATGGTTTCTGCAAAAACTCCTGTCTTTGTTTGAGAAGAAGTAAATTGAGGACTAACTACTAACCAAGCTGTTCCAGTATAAAGTTTTAGTTGAGCATCAATAGTATCAAACCATAAATCGCCTTGTTTTGGTAAATTTGGCTGTGCAGAAGAAGTAGTTAAGTTAGCTAGTCCAGTAAAGCCAGTAGAACGATATACGTTCATTGCTCCTGTAGTTGTATTGTACCAAAGTTGCCCAATAATTGGGGCAGTTGGTGACGAACTGTTAGCAAAGTTTTCAAGCAACTTTACAAAATTTTCATTAACTAGTTCGCCATAATTTCTATACAAACGACCAATCAAAGTTAAATCAGTGCTGTCTGTGTCGATAGCACCATCTTGAATAGTAGTTAAAACTATGCCATCTGTTTTGTTTATTGTAACTGCCATAAATCCTTCTCCTAGGCGAATATGTTGACACGTGGGAACGCAAGGTATTTATCCCCTTCATCAGGAGTCTGATAAACGTTGATGTTTTCAACAAACCTCGTACTTCCACTATCAAATATCGTTTCGCTTCCTCTTGTTTGTTCACTTATTACTTTATAACTTGGGACTGTTTCTCCCACATCAAATTGTATTAGTGGCCCATATCTTAGTAATTTGCCACCATAGAGCGCTCCATTATTAACTTGAATTCGCTGTCCAGGAATCACAGTTTCTACTGGAACAAGTTTGATTAATCCAAAGCTATTTGTTGTAACTTGCCAAATTCCTGCTCGTTCGTTATCGACATTTTGATTCGCTTGATTTTCGTTATAACCTGGAATTATACGATAATCATCCCACCCAATATCTGGATCATCCCAAACATTTCCATCATCCCACATTACGTTGTTTTGTACCCAACCATCATTTGGCTCAATGTAACCTGAGTATTGTTCTTGTCTTGCAAAAATAATAGTTTTGCCTTCATATACAGTTATGATTGAGTCAAACCCGCCCAATACATTAGTAATATAAGATGAAGGCATACCGTCTATTTTATTAAATGGTACAGTAACCGCATGATCAACATTTAATAGTAAGCTACTAGTATAGTTGATTATTACAGTTGCATTAGCTTCTGGAGCAGTAGTAAATGTAATAAAATTATTATTACGAGTAAAATCTACATTTTCAATTTGAACACTACGGTTTAATGAAAGAGTAGAATCGGAAAGTAAAATGTATTTTTCAATAATAACTTCTATAATACCTGTTTCAATTTGTATGTTTGTATCAAATACTTTAGTTGACCCGTCTCCAGCAAACGAGAAAGTTAGTGTGTCGCTTCCTTGTCTTACATCAGAATCAAATGTTGTAAGATTACTTTCAAGATATGTATTAGTTAAAGTGTTATAAACTGAACTTAAGTTGCAATCCCAAACGTATCTATCTACTTCAAAACTGATATCTTTTAAATCATATTCAAAAAGTCTATTAATTAAAAACTTAACTTGCTTACCGGTACCTGGTTTTAAATAAGCCAATACAGCCGCTGGATTCCAATAAGGAATAATCCCGTTTTCTTGCTTGCTTCTCATCCAAGTTGGTAAAACTTCTCTATCTACGTATCCCAGTGCATTGCGAATTTGTTCTCGCATAGCATTTAGACCATTAGGATAAATTACCTTATCATAAGTGTTAATATTGAAGTATGTTAAATCAACCGACGGATTTATATTATCTGTTGTTACATTACGTTTAATTTTTGTTCTAAGATCAAGACTCTTAGCTACAGGGCCACCGTCATCTCTCATCGGCAAATACAAGACTTCATACTTTACATTACCATCGCTATCAAGAGCTTGTGCAATCTCTGGTTCACCAATCAATAATTTTTTACGATAATGATTAATAGCCATTGCTTCGATATATTCTCTAGCTTCGCTTGGATTTATTCCAGCAATTACTAACATGTCTAATGTTTTTTGTTTACCGAAGAACGGATCCCCAGCTCTGTAAATAAATTCATTTGGAATTATATCTGAGTTGAATACAACTTGATTGTATATTTCTTTATCACCAAATCCTGGATATGCCCTCAAATACAATGATTCATATGGACGATTATAAACGGAAAGTAACTTAATTTTAAATGTTTTAAATGCTATAATATTATTATCTAAATCGCTAGCTCGTACAGTAAATGTATAATCTCTATCGATAGTTGTTTCAGGAATCAATGCTCCAGCTTCTCTAACATTTTTGTCAAATGTTAAAGTATTTTGATCAAATGTTGTTACCTCAAAGCTTGCTCTTCCAGAAATTAACCCATTGTCTAGTAATCTTAATCCTTGAGGCAATCTACTATCGGAACCAACTTCCAGTGTATAAATTAATCGTTTTCCTAAGACGTTGGATGCTTCAACTGCTAGCTCACTAACTTCCCCAGCAATAGCACTTCCTAAAAATTCTGGGCTAATCCAATTTACAACATAACGTAAATCACCAACTAGCGTTAACTTAAACTGAACTAATTCTGATCTATATTGTGGGTAATCTCTCTTGTAAACATAAACACCAAATTGATATTCTTTTTGTATCGAATCGATGTTTCTTAAATTTCCATACAACCATCCAGTTTCTTCGCTTAAAGTTAAACCTGGTGGCAATTTAGATTCGCCAACATCTAATAATGTACTATCAAACCCATTTGTTTCGTTATCAAAACCAATATTTTCTGCAACTAGTAATGAAAATGAAACATAATCCCCATCAAAATCTTTTGCTGTAAAGCGATAAGCAAAATAGTTATCGTGTGCGTAGGTTCCTAAATTTGCACTATATGTAGTTAGTACTGGGTTACGTTTTGTATCAAGATCAGCAGTAATAAAATCGTAATATCCATTTACTGCAATTATATCATTATCCGCGGTTAATGAATTTTTGCTGACTATATAAATGCTAAACTTTTTAGAAACAATGTCTTTACCATCAGTTACGCTAACGTCGAATTCAAATCTTTTGCTAACCGCCTTAGAACCAAAATCCCATGGTTCTTGATCCCATGAAGCTTCTGTACTCCATCCTATTAATGAACCAATCTCAAGTATTTCATTTGGTTCAACTACGCCTGAGATTAGCCCAGTGCTTTTATTTAAACTTAATCCTAACGGCAACGATCCGCTTGAAATGTAATATGTTAGTGGTTCTCTGTCTAAGTCTATTGCTGTTATTTGAAACTCTACATAAGTTCCATCAAATACTTGTCCTAATTCAATTACATTGGTTACAATTGTTGGAGCATCTTGCCCTGTAACTGTTATGCTAAATGTCCTATCAGCAACTTGATTTGTGCGTAAATTAGTTACCCTGCAACAAAACGTGCTTGTAACATCCTCTGCAACATCAAAAGGAACACCGCGGAAACGATACAAGTCCTTTGGACGACCATTTATAGATCCAGTAAATTCGTTTAAAACAATTCCTGGAGGAAGCGATCCTGCTATAACTTTATAACTTAAATTAGGAGTTTTGTCATCAGGAACAATAGCTTCCAAGTTTAACTCGTAAAACTCTTGTTCCTGAATAGTTCCTAGATTACCTTTAGGTGTTTTCCATACTGGTGCAGCCATACAATTATTTATTTTAAATTGTTGAAACTACAAACCACCCGCTTGAATCACATGCTAAAGAATGTGCTGTATTTGGTTCAATACTTACAATAAATGAACTAGTGTCAGAGTCGAACAAATTATAATTGTGAGTTGTTGAACGATTATTGAATATCACTACACTTCCAACAGTCTTTTCTAGGGACTTTTCAAGATTGATAATTACATCATTTCTAGTTGGGGTAAATGAATATATTTTCTTAGTTGGCATTAGCGTAAAGTCCGCTGTAATACTTCCTTCTACTACTCCGCCTTTAGTATTTTCTGTAGTTTTAATTGTACCATGAACCTGTAGAAGTTCTCCTGTATCCACAAATCCATCTTTACTAGTAACACCATTCCCTAATATCCAGTTTCGTGTATCACCTTTAATTCTTCCAGCTTCCGCAGTATAACGAACACCATTGACATGGAATAACACATCATGCCCAGTCATTGTGCCAATAGTTAATTTGCTGCCGTTATTGTACATATAACTATCAGCACTTTGTCCTACTGTAAATGGATAGTTTGCATCTGGGAATTGTCTAATTGTAATTGTTTTTCCAGAAGCAGGTACTTTATAGAATAAAATTTTATCAAACTGAATTGTAAAATCAACACCAGGTTTTTGTATTTCGCCATCGACTTTGACTTCAACGCTATCTGCTGCAAGTGCAACAGTAGGAGCAAATGCAGCTCTAGCTGTACTAGAATTTAGTGTATGTGTTCCCAAATTGTATTTTGATTCACCAGTGGCAATAAATGTTTCTACAAGGTGATCTTTAGGAGTAGCAAAAGAAAAATCATTTTCGTTGAAGACATCCCCATAAGTTGAACCTTCTTCAAATATTCCAGTTGTACCTTCAAAAACTTTACAAACTCGAATCCTTACTTCATTAATATTAAAAGGGTTAATGATTTTTTCATCAATTACGCCACGTGCTAAAATTGTTGATCCATCTAAATCATACTGTACAATTGTATGACCAACTTCCCATTCAAATGCTTCACTTGATGAATCAAAATAAACGTATTGTAAACTACCATCCCAATTCGAGTTGTTTTGCCCAATATCACAGAAATTATAGAAGTCTGAACCTTCATTAGTGAAAATAACAATATCAGAACATGCAAACTTTCCGTTACTCTTGTTTTGTACACCAATCTGTGTAAATGTATCTGCGTTACCTGTTGCTTGTAAAACAGGGTTTACCATTGGTGTAGTACCAGCACCAACAATTAGCTTTGTAGAAACATATACGTTACCTGTTCCGTTAGGTTTAATTTCAATATCAGTGTTCAAATCGTTAGTTGATATTTGATTATTTCTAATCAATAATTCACCTAAGTATGAATCTTCGGCACGCAGTATACTAAATCTACCCTCTGACGGATTAGATAAACCAATAAATGTATTATTGATTGAGCCGCCATTGATGTTTGCTCCTGCTGTATAGATACTAGTAGAATCAATTGTTCCACCAACATACACATCTCTATAACGCAAACTGGTAGTGCCTAGATCATATGCTAAGTTAAATGATGGTGTGATTGTTCCTGTAATATAACTGTTTAAAACAAGTCTATCAACAAGTGGGTCATCGCCAAATTCTGTATTGCCTCTAATTTTTACGTTACCTGAAACAATTGTGCTGTAATTGTTATCAATTTCAGTAGTGTTAATTTTTACATTACCAAATAGAAATACATCTTTACTAAAATATGTTGGAGCAGCAATGTTTAAATTACCAACGTTATTAGTAGTAATTGTCATGTCACTACTAATACTTAAAGTGTTTCCAGTAGTTGAAATATCAACACCAGTTTTAGTTGCATCCCCACCAGTGCGTACATACAACTCAACTAAGTTTTCGTTAATTTTTTGCATGGCATCGCGAAGGTTATCGCCAGTACCATCGTTAGCATTGGTTCCTAGATTAATATTCTGTCGTGCCATTTAAAATCCCTTACCAAGTGCCGCTAATAGCAGCTCTCTTCCAAATATTTGCTACACCATTGTAGTTTGCAGTACATACGTAGATGTAATTTGAATCCCACGCAACCATGCCAGCTTTGTCACCATCTACCCCAATGCTAGTTAGAGGAGTTTTGCTTGTGTTAATTGTTATACTATCATCTACTACAACAACTCTTCCAGCGGCATTTGGTACTAATTCAACATTACCGTTTGAATTAGTTGCTTCAATTTTATTATCGCTTAAATCTAGATTTGAACCCGCAGCACCCTTTGCATACAGTTCTGCAAAGTTTTGATTAGCTTTTGTGAATGCTGTACGTAGTGGATCGCCGGAACCGTCATTAGCAGTACCGCCAATGTTAATAACCTGTTGTGCCATAAATATCTACCCTTTATTTAGATATTTATGCGTTTTGATTTAGACTGCGAAACTCTTTCCGCATCCACAACTTGATGTTTCGTTTGGATTTCTTAGTTTTAAGGCGCTTCCAGCCAGATCTTGAACATAATCTAACTCAGTTCCAGCAACATACATAAAGCTCATGCCGTCAACTAGGAATGCACCATCAATAAGCGGAATTTCAAAGTCCATTGGATCCTTTTCATCCACAAATGAATAATCATAGCTAAATCCAGCACAGCCGCCACCTTTAACACTTAACTTTACATACGGGCGATTGTTCCTTAATAGCTGATCATTTAGATAGTTTTTAGCTGTTTCGGTTACTGTAATCATGTTATTATTGTATTTACGCAACATAATTTAGTCAATATCCCCATAGAGTTTTATTATATTTTAATTCTAAACGGATGGTGCTTAACTACTACTGTTGCTGGGCATATAGCTCAGGGACAGAAAGGACAGAAAATGACAAGACACATGGCTTCGGCTATGGTCTTGGCGCTATTTGTCAGTTTTGCCACTGGGCATTCTGATCAAGCTACAGCCTCAACTGTAGCCGCAGCCAAGACCTATCAAGGAATGACGGAGGGCAAGAACTCAGGTTCTCTTTCCAAACTCCTAAAGGTAAATCCAAGGAAGACCCCTTGGTGTGCAGCATTTGCTAATGCTATACTAAAGAAGAAAGGCAAAAAGGGTACAGGCAGTTTAACTGCCCGCAGCTTCTTTGCCTGGGGTAAGAGAGTAACAAAGCCTCAACAAGGGGATATTGTTATTATCAAAACAAAGCGTGGGTATCATGTTGGATTCTTTGTTGGCTTTAAGGGCGACAAGGTCTTGGTGATTGGAGGCAATCAGAGCAATAGCGTCAAGGTCACTGCCTATTCTAGAAAGAGCGTGGCTCAATTTAGAAGAGGGTGATACAACGGAGGGGCGGGCAACTGCCCCTCTCTTTTTATAAATATTCCTATGAAAGTAAATGAATTAGTTGGCTACAAGCAAAAGCCAGAGTACCAAGCTTTTAAAAATCCCCCAAACACTCATCCGGCATCGGACCCAACTGCTCATTTAAAAACAATAGCAGCTAAATTAAATGAACTTGGATATCAACAGTATAACATTGGATCTGGATACTATGCCCAAGTATATGCTCGTCCACAAGACAACTATGTCATTAAAATATTTCGTGAAGATCGTGGATATACAACATTCTTAAACTATGTAAGAAAAAATGCTAACAACCCATATGTACCAAAGTTAAAAGGTAAAATTATAAAATTACCAAACAACTACAGCATTGTTAGATTAGAAAAGTTAAAAAGAATGGATATTGATCTGTTTAAAAAAATTGATTATGCAGTATTCAATGAACACGATAAACCATTAATTGCTGAAATTGAAGAGCAATATCCAGGTCTAATTGAGTTTATAAGATCTCTAATGAAGATAGCAAGTGACAATAATATTCATTACGACTTACACCGCAGCAATATGATGATGCGCGGCGATACTCCAGTAATTATAGATCCATTTGCTTAACGATGACGGAAACTAATGCGGCCTTTCTTTAGGTCGTATGGAGTCATTTCTACTTCAACTTTATCGCCGCTAATTACCTTGATCTTGTTTTGTTTCATCTTACCAGATAGGTAAGCTATAACTTCGTGTTTTTCATTGGCCATCTCAAGCATGACCCTAAACATGTTATTTGGCAGTATCTCCTTGACAATGCCATCAAATTTGATTGTATCTTCTTTGCTCATTTTAGTATACTATTTAGCAGATAGATTGTTTCTGGATTTGTTTTGACTAAATTTAACGTCATTAACCTTTCTACTCTTTCCTTATTAATGTTTTGTATGTATCTAAGTTCTTCTGGAACAGTAAGTTCAGATAGTGTCCATTTGTTGATAGGCACAGTTTCTAAAAATGTTCCTAATTCAAATAGTTCATTAATGTTGTCTTTTTGAACAACAGTATTAATGTGTAATGAAAAACCCGCATCTTTAAAAATGATTAAATTTTTATCTATAGCTTCCCAATTACTACCAATCCTAATTTTACTGTTTAAGTCCATATAACCGTCAATGCTAACAGTCATGTTAACGTTATGAAAGCGTTCTAATGCTTTCATCAAATGATCTGTAACTATAGTTCCATTTGTGTTGATAACAACTTTGCAATTAGTGTTTTCAATCTTATTAAGCAGCGCAGAAAACTTTTTGATTAAAAATGGTTCCCCGCCTGCTAGATACATATAATTGGCTTTAGGATTGATATACACATCGGGCTCATAGGATAAAAATTCATTATCTATACCTAAGTTCTTTGCAATTGTTGAACTGCTTTTTGGACCACACATTATGCAAGCTAGATTGCATAGATTGCTAATACGCAAGTCATACTGATATGGGTCTAACAGTTCCCCTGCTAGATGCTTATCCACTTGATGCTGTAGCAATTCTGTATTCTCGTCACGCAATGCTTTTTGTCTAGGACTTATTAGCTTGCGTTGCTCTAAAGATTGGCATCCTTGGCAATGGACTGACCAATCACCATTAAGCATCATATCTCTAACTTCTTTGTATTCGTTAGAGTTAAAATTAAACCCGCTTTGCATATCCGTTTCTGAAAAACAGCAAAGCTTAGATTGTTTTCTTGTATCTAAGTGCTGATGTAAAAATGGATAAGAACAAAACGGGTTATTGAATTTTAGTTTATCAGACGACATCTAGGGTATTTAGTGAACACTTGCTACGCCTAAAACAGCGAAGAAGGATAGCAATCCTAACCAACCAGCTGCCTGTGCCCACCCCCTGTGAAGGGAATATAAGCATGACCCTAGACAAGCTAGGGCCACTATTGTTTTGAATAGATCAAGTTCAATCATCATCCTCGACGACTCTTTGTTCCAACTGTTTTACAATTATTTCCATGCCATCTAGCATACATTTGCTTTATAACTTCTTTCCCACAAATTTCACATTTTATTTTTGGACGATTTAACGCTTTTTGGATTAACTTTTCTTTATGCTCATCAGTAAACTCTTTGCCACGCATACTGTCACCGATGCAATGTATTCTTCCTTCGGACATATGTTGTTTAGCTCTTTCGGAGTACTCAACAAGTCTTATATCTTTATCCTTGGTTAATCCTTTATTCCAAGGATCAGGTCTATTTCCTTTTTCCCAAGAAATGCGTTGTGCTTCTTTTAACAACGCTTTTCCTTCTGGAGTTTTCATCCAAGATTTGTCTGCGTTTTTTTGAGCAAACTTTATTGCTTCTTCTTTGCCTATTTGTCCTGAAAGCATTTGCCAAGCAAGTTTATCTTGCCACTTCCCGTATTGTTCGAATAATATACGATGCGCTTCGGCATGTTCAGTTACAGTTAGGTACACAATATTAGAAGCATCATTTACTCCACCAGCGTGTAATGGAATAACATGATGTGCATGTAACCCTGGTTCAATATCCTTTGGTTTTTTCCTAAAATTTTTGCGATTTGTGTACAATAAAAATGCTCCTTTATTGTACTTATTTATACAACAAAGGAGCAAATTAGTTATTTCTTTTTACCAATATCAGTTAGATCAGATTTGGGTGTGATATATTGGTATGCACCTTTTGAATATGCTGGAGCAATTCTTTTGGCTTTGTTCAAAATTTCTTTACGAGTTTGAGGAGATTCGTTTGCCAAGTTAGCCATTACACCAGACTGTGTACCAGAACCAACAACGTTGCTGTATTGGACTTTCTTATATTCATACTTTGGCATCTCAGCACGGGGCTTAGCACGTTCAACAATAGCTTGAACACGTTCACGATCAAGGCCACGCTTCTTTAGCCATGCAGCATGTTCTGCATCTGCCTTAAGCTGTTTAGCGGACTTTTTCTTCTTCTTGCTAGAAGCATTAGTAGTAAGATAAGGTCCAACCATATGCATTGTCATGTACGAAGTCTCTCCATTACTTTTTCACTGCGACGCTGTTCTTCGCCGTACTGTTCGCTTGCAACTTTATAGCACATAAAACCTATCCATACAAGGGAAATTGCACCTACAGCAATCAAACTAAACAGTGCAGTACCAAATATTTTGGTTAGAAAGAGCAGTAAAAATCCAAAAGCGAACAGTCCAAAAATAATGGCAAATGCTATAGCCATATTGCGTAGCCAAAGGATTGCGATTCGTGTATTACGATGTGACATTTTTCTTTCCATAAAGAATATTGTAATATTTGGAGATTCTTTTCTCCATATCTAGAGAAAGTGTTGGTGTATAGTCCTTTTTAAGAGCATTCATAGTACGCTCTTCTTCACGTTCCATCTTGGTTAGCTTTTCATTTGCAATAGAGTGGCTAATTACTAGCGCACCTATTGTTGCTAAAAAACCAATTAGTGTCATGAATACAGCAGGTGGTCCATATGCTTTACCAAGCATAATAAGTCCAATAGCAATACCACATACAGTCCCAAACATTGCAATTCCTGAAACTGCAACAATGGCAAACTGTTTCGCCCACATCTTATATAGGCGCTTTTGCCTTACAGAAATGTTAATCATATTATTTGCAGACTTTGTCTAATTCAGCAATTGTATCGGTTAGCCATTCCTCAATGGTTCTTTTGTCTTCTTTGCCTTTTTCCTTATTGATCTTTAGAAGGATAAGGTCTTGTCTTAGAAGTTCTCGTTTAATCCAAAGTGAACCGTGAGCCATCATTATTCCTTAGATGAAAGAATATCTTCTGCTAGCTGACGTTTAAAAGTGAAAATTTCGTCCTTAATCTTTAGTCGTTCATGCTTAAGTCGCATTAGTTCGTTATCGTCAAACGACTCGCTTTCCTGTAAAGCAGTAATTTGCTTATCAAGTTCTCGGTGTTTGCGGCTTAGTGCATCTAAATGGCTTTGCTGCTTATCGGTCATTTTAGTCCCTCTCTTGCTAGAACATCTACATCGTAGATAAACATTGTTACAGGAAAATCCCACTGCTGGGCAAATTCTATTGCTTGTACAATTGTTGTATTCTTCGATTCTTCATAAGAAAAGGAGCGTGTACGCCAAAACTGCGTCGCTCCTTTAATACTGTTATCATGCCAACTGGGTTCAAAAGCTACATCACACCGTACATCATACTTGTTTGTACGCTTGTCGATTACATTTGCAATCATAAGAACCTCTTGTTAAAATTGGTGTGGTAGGTCGTGACAGAATCGAACTGCCGCTATCTGCCGTGTAAAAGCAGCGTTTTACCATTAAACTAACGACCCATTTTGTACTCTTGCAAGTACTTATTACGCTTAGTTATCTTTTTATATCGACTACCTTTTCCAGCGTTACCAAATGTACCCGTTTGACTATGGCAATTTGGACAAAGTAATCTTAAATTTTCTAATTTGTTGTTATCACTATTACCGTCTATGTGGTCTAACTGTAACACAAGTGGCTTATTATTCCAAGTACTTTTTTGGCCACATTCAACACATTCTTCACCAAATTTTTCTTTTAAGTAGCGTTTATAATTTCCACCTAAACCTTTTTCAATCTTTGGGATGGATACAATTTCCCACTGGTACTTTGAAAAACATTCAACAGAACAAAACTTGTTAGTAGTACTGTGATTATGTTCCATTTTCTGTTTGCAGTATTTGCAATGAAATGTTTTAGGTTCAATTTTTCTTCTACTTACTGAATACCGACTTTCTCTTTCTTTATGTGAAACTTGGTGGGCATTCAACCCACGTTGATTTTTAAATTCTTTCCCGCATTGACATTTATACATGACAACTCCTTGCTCAACTATTTAGCACAGTCAGTTTAGAAGTACTCTATCTTTGAGGGAAAATTGGAGCGGGTGAAGGGAATCGAACCCTCGTCTTTAGCTTGGAAGGCTACGGCTCTACCATTGAGCTACACCCGCTTGTTTATGTTGTTTAATATACGCGATATTTATGTTCATGTCAACATGTTCTATAAATAATTTGGAGAATAAAATGGCACAAAGAAAATTAAAAATTGCGTTATCAAGCAGTTTGGACCTTATGAGTGCCAGTGCTTCAATTTTTTTAGATGATGTGCCGCTAGAAGAAAATATAGTAGTCAATCAAGTAGAAATAAATCCTCAAGTATTTGAGTTCACCTTTGAAGCAGTAGCAACTCATACACTTAAAATAAACTTCAACAACGACTATTTTGCGGATGGCTCAACTGATCTCAATTTAATTGTTAATTATGTTGCGCTATCTAATGCTGACTTGAGTTATACAGAAAATTCTTATTTGATACAGGATTATTTTATTTGGGGACCAAGTGAAAATTTAGTTTTAGAATTTATTATTACATAATAGATGGTGCCCACAGAGAGATTCGAACTCCCGACCTGACGATTACTAATCGTCTGCTCTACCAACTGAGCTATGTGGGCGAATGGTGCTGGAAAGAGGAATCGAACCCCCGACCTTCGCATTACAAGTGCGCTGCTCTACCTGCTGAGCTATTCCAGCATTAACCTAAAAGGCTTTTATAAAAGGTGCTTATGTCTGCGCCAAATAGTGTTATGCTAATAAAAAGAACAAGCACTGCACCAATGCTCATCCATAACCATTTACTGCTTGGACTATTTGAAAACAAAGCAATAGCGATGACTTCATTTCCCATTAATCTCAGAGCTAGTTCAAACTTTCGATCATCGTCATCTGGATTAATTGGATCAGACATTCTTATTCCATCGTTATGCTTTATTTATACAAGACATTATTGCATATAAAATTGAATGCGTCAATAGAATTCTTTTCACTTGCTCGATTTAAAAAGATGTCTGCTGATCCATCGCCCCAAGGTCCGTTCTGTACTTTTGTTTCTCTTAAGATTACTTCATTTGGATGATACATCATAGCATAATATCCATACATCATATAATCAGAAAAATCCTCATACCATTCGGTTTGTATCATTTCAGGTTTAATCATTTGCTGTATTTCTTCTTGTACAAACTTTGGCAAATCAAACCAATTTGTAAGCTTTGGCCAATCAACTCCCGCTAATCTGTTATAATCATCTTCTGCAATGTCATACCAACTATGTCTTTTATAACTATACTTGAGTAACGCATCCTTCATGCAATCACGCATAGGTTCTAATATTTTCCTTTGCATTAGTATCTTTTCATTCATAAAGTCGTAATCAAAGTTGATATTATCACCGAGAACTATTCGTGCCATCTTAGACCAATTAACTGTGAATGGGGTGCTGTGATAAAGTATGCCTTTACTATTCTCCAAATATGGAGTTGGCTTTAATATGAAATTATCTGGATCTGTTACGATTACATTGTCGCATTTTGTAAGCACATCAACGTGTAGCTTACATGCAATCATTAGCATGTAGCCATCATATCTAATTCTGTAATCTGTTGTGTGATTGTAACCAATAATGTCTGCAGCCTCTTGCTCGTGCATTAAGGTTATCTTTACATCATCACTAATATGATACTTTAAGTTTTTTGCTAATTCATCGACATCCACATTTTCAGCATATACAATAAACAAGTGATTTATTTTATCTACACACATCTTAATGTGCTGTTTTGCGTTTAGTGGAAGTATTGGTTGATATTTTTTGGAAACACTATAGAAAAGAGTTAACATATAAATATTTATAGGAGATTAAAATGGTATGTAGAAGCTGTTCTTTGGGTCCAGTAAAACCTAAAAAGAATTATAATCAAACAAAAATTGAAAAAGTTGCAGCTAAAACTCACCCCTCAAAGGGCATTATTACATCAAATAAAAAGGTGTCCGTGCCAACAAAATCGCCAACACGGACATTTAATACTCTTGGTGAGTAATTAGGACTTTGCGAACTTATTTTTTAGGTAAGCAAGCAAAATACCATATGCAGGTAGGAATACTACCCAGCCAATAATTAACTTAGTTAGTGCTTGATTAAAAGCAACCTCAGACCAGTTTGCTGCCATATAAGCATCCTCTCCGCCGGCAAATCCTACGTAGAAGAATGTATAGGTATCGATGAAGTTAGCAGCTACCATACTAATAGCCGGAGCCCACCACCAACCCGTCATGCGTTCGCGAATATACTGGAATACATAAACGTCGAGCATTGTACCAACTAGGTAAGCAGTACCACTTGCAAAACCAATTCTAAATGCTACGCTTGCAGGTGCACCTTGTAATAGAATTACTAGAATGCTTACAATTACTGCGGGAATATAAGCAAAAGCAACTACCGCTCGTCCAAGTTCTTTTCCAAGCAATCGTACTGTTAAGTCAGTTGCTACAATCACAAGCGGAAAAGTGAAGGCAGCATATGTCAGCGGATGACCAGCAAGTTCAAAAGTAAATGTTACTAGATAATTGCTGATTGCAATGACTAGCGTGTGAAATAGAACTAGCTTTGCAACCATTGTTCTATCCACTCCTTCAAGTAGTTTAGATATCATTAAAGTTTCTCCTTATGTTGGGAAAGGATATGTTAAGCCCAACATAAGAAGTGTAAATGTTTGTTATTGTATATGTCAATAAATTAAATGGTGATCTCTGAGGGACTCGAACCCCCGACCTACGGTTTAGGAAACCGTTGCTCTATCCTGCTGAGCTAAGAGATCAATAAATATTTTATGGCTAAATTATTTAAGCTTTATGCAGATGGATTTAGAGATTATCCTAATGACGATCTCATAAATTTTTTAAAACAGGAATTTAATCTCGACTTACATTATTTTTATGGCAATATTTTTGATCATATCTTTTACTTTCCAAGTTCATTTGGTAATTTTTTTGATCATGCTCAAACAAGTAAAGGAGTATATAAAAAAGAATTTATAAGAACGTTCTACGAATTATTTAAAAAAGATATAAAATCAATTTACCCTGTAAAACTTTTAATAGATAGTTTTATCTATAATCCTATTAAAACAGTTTTTTCTTTAAACAGTGTCAATAACGATCACTTTTACATAACAAAAGGTCAAAAGAAAATTATTGCATTTGACGTTTTAAATTTAACTAATGCACATATGTTATTGTTAGGTCCTAGCAGTATTGGAAATAAAATAGGCACTACTCAAGAACTATATTGGATATTAAGACGCATTGATCCTTCAAGCCATAATTTTCATATTATACTAGATTTAATAAACAACGTACCCCAAATACATTATGCTGAGTCCATTGATACTATAGGAAAATGGAGTAGTATTGACAATTATTCAATAGAGTTACTAGAAAATTCTATGCCCATGAAGGCGCAAACAAGAGTAAAATTTTTAGGTAACGCTTACACAACAGATGGCAGGATCACTGATGATTACCATAACTATCATGTAAGCGTCTTTAGTAAAGAAAAAGCTGATATAAGTTTAGACTATATTTCACTGTGTTCTTCAAATTTGTATTTTAAAGCTTTAACTCGAGTTGGTGTTAGTTTAGATCAAAAAATTAGAATAGAATATAACCGAAATAGTAACTTTTATTCTGCTGATTTTATTATACCAAATTTTTAAGGATACATCAACTTTAGTACAACTGTTGTTATGTTTAAAGTAAAATTAATCAAACTCATACAAATTAACGCAATTACAATATATTTCATTAACTTTAATGTATTTGCAACCTCAAAATCTGTGCGTATACGTTCAAGTAAACTTTTTTGATGTAGGTTAGGTAATACTTCAACAGGCTTTTTTAAGTATACCCACTCGGCCCCATCTATTTTATATTCAGCTAATGTCTGTTCTTTCCCGTTTACAGGACCACATATGTAAGGCACATTTTTACTAACATGTCCGATGCTAGTATCAATTAACATTGGTATTTTAGTTTTAGTAATCAAAACTACGTGAGTATCAATTTTTGTTTGATCAGAATTTATGTTTCCTTCTGTAAAAACTTTGTTTTGACCAATTAAAAACATACTTGGTGGATCTTTTTTCAAAACGATCAATTTACATTCAACGATTTCAGATTTTACTCCACGTGCCTCTAGCATTTTTTGCACAATATCGCTCATCCCTAAGCAATATCCTGCGCCTCGTTGAATAATGCCTCCATGCCAAAGCGAATCTATTACGTGTTTTACATCTACAAATTGCGGATCACTAACTACGCTTTGATCAAAGATAAAGTTTGACATTTTTAAATCCTTGTTGTTTTGCTCTCATAAACTTTATTATGAGTGTTATTCACCCGAATAAATGTTGTGCGCTTACTTAATTCTTTTAATTTACTTGCACCAACATATGTACAAGAAGAACGCAATCCACCAAGTAAGTCTTGTACAGTATTTTCTATACTTCCCCTAAAAGGAATTAGAACTTCGCGCCCTTCACTTGCACGATAATCCTTTAGTCCACCAAAATGCTTTTCATTTGCAGCTTGAGAACTCATTCCATAGAACTTAACAAACATTTCTTCCTTGTTAATATGATACCCGTGTTCATCAAGTTCATTTGTTTGGTACATTTTCTTGGTAATGTTGCCGCCGCCTTCTTTATGACCGGCAAGCATACCACCTAGCATAACAAAGTCTGCTCCTGCCCCAAAAGCCTTTGCTACATCTCCAGGACTAGTACAGCCACCGTCAGCAATAATGTGGCCAGCAAGCCCATGAGCAGCATCAGCACACTCAATAATAGCAGATAGTTGTGGATACCCAACCCCAGTTTTAATCCTTGTTGTACATACTGATCCAGGTCCAATGCCCACTTTAACAATATCGACACCATTTAAGATTAATTCCTCTGTCATTTCGCCAGTGACAACGTTACCAGCAATTAATACGAGCTCAGGGTAAAGATCCCTAAATCTCTTAATAAAGTCTACAAATCGTTCGCTGTAACCATTTGCTACGTCGATGCACACGTATTTGATTGACCTGTTAACATGATCTTCATCCAGTGTGCGCTTATACACACTAAAGAACTTTTCAAGATCTGATTCAGTAATACCAAGACTGTATGCCCAATTTTCACAATCTTTCCCACCAATAGTATAGATCCATTCTACTAGATCATCAATTGGATAGTGCTTAACTAAGCAAGTAAACATTCCATAGTTTGCTAATACCTCAGCAATAGTGAATGTACCAACACCATCCATGTTAGCAGCCATAATTGGAATGCCTTTGTAAGTTTGTTTGCTGTTACGGAATGTAAACTCTCGCTCTAAGCTTACTTCGCTGCGACTTGCTAGTGTCGACCTCTTTGGACGTATTAGTACATCAGAGAAGTCTAACTTTAAATCATTTTCAATACGCAAATTATTTTCCTGTAGTTGGCGGAAGGAGTGAGATTCGAACTCACGGTACTATCGCTAGTACGGCAGTTTTCAAGACTGCAGGCATAAACCACTCGCCCATCCTTCCTTGACTTTTAAGTTAGCACAGGAACCATAAATATGCAAGGAGATTTTATTTATGTTTACACAAGTTACAGCAGATGTAATTGCTTCTGGTTCCGTTACTCCAGATAAATTAGCTTCGAGTCTTGCTGCTCGACCTGCATTAAGTCTAAACGGAAACTTTGGGGGAGATGTGCTTTATACTGCAAGTCAGCAGGTATTAAATTCAACACATTTTGTTCAAAGATTTAGCAGAGGCGGCATTACTTGGAATGGAACTACAGGACAAGTAACAGTAACAGATGCCGGATATTATCAAATAACTTTGAATATGTATCAAAATGGAGCAACATCGGGAAGATTTCAAATTAGAAAAAATGGTGCTTTAATGCAATTGATGCATGTGCCTGCTTCTGCAAGTGGTGTTTGGTCAGTATCACTAATTGAAAATATGACTGCTTCTCAGTACATAGATGTTATAGCAGATTCATTTGCTCTCGGTACATTTTACCTTGGTCCTGCACATAGTTCATTTCATATGCAATTTTTAGGATAAAAGTGCCGGTGATGCAAACAAACAATGTTCCTGCATCCAACCTAGTGCCCGGCTGCACCGCCCTCTTGGACATCCGTTAATTTATTTTCCACCTTAGATTAACGGAAAGAGGCCCAGGGATATATTACAGACAGTGGAAATTAATGTCTATAGTAACAGGGATCGGTCTGGGGTCAACTTTTTAATAATTGTTTAATGTTATATACGTCTAAAAAGTATGAATCAAATGATATTATTTTTCCATCTTTTTGGACACCAAACACTTTTGTTGTTATGATATCATTTGCAATTAATTGGCATTCTTCTTCAAGTCTTTTTCTAATTTTTTTAATGAAAGTATGGAATGGAATCTTTTTAAAATATTCCTTTACTGCTACATAAACTAGACTTAATGCAGACATTGTTATTATGTCAGTAAAATTAGCAGTATACATACCTGTAACTATTCGTGTTTTATACCATCCTGGTAATCCATTATCAATCGCATTATATACTTCATCAACTGAATTAAATTCTTTATTAATAAAAATTAATTCATCATTTGTAATTTCAAATTTCTTTTGATATTCTTTTTTATAAGCAGGGCTATTTGGTAACAGCATCCAAATGTTTGCGTGTAATGTGTTTATACTCGCTGATTCTATTTCAATTAAAGTTTCAATCCAAGAGTCAACAGTTTGACCAGGTAAACCAACAATTACTTCACCTCCCATGCTTATATTAGGGTGCTTTTCACGTAATTCAAGTAATAGTTGTTTGTGTTCATCCCATGGGATACTAGGTCTATCAATGTTTTTTAATACTTCTTCATTTACATCTTGTAAGCTAACGCGATATTTTTCATTTGGGAAATGTTGATAGCTAAATGACATAATATCGTATGCAATTTTTTTATTAAGTTTAGGTAAATTAAAAGCATGAAAAACTAGTTTGTCAACTGCATATTTGTGTATCTCAACGTCTTCTTTGTATATACCCCAGTTTGCATCTATAACTCGAACCTCTGCACCTATTTCACTAAAGAAATCAATTTCTTCTTTCCAATTAGATCTACGACGCTTGACTTTATTATGTAATCCATTGTTCCAATCACAGAAGCTACACTTGTATGGACAACCTCTTGCCATTTCCCAAAATAAAATGCAATTATCTTTTCCAAAATTATCAACTGTTTCTTTGATTTCGTCACGCAGTACAAGCCAAGGACTAATTTTAGAAAACTCTTCGTCTTGGAAAATTTTATGTGGGAAAAATTCCTTAGCTGTAACAATATTGTTAGCTGATGTTAAGGGGCGTTTTTCAATTATTGAATTTACAATTTCTGTAAATGCTTCTTCACCGTCTCCATAAACAACATAATCTAAATAAGGATAATCTTTGAAAAATTCTGGATTACGATGTGCATCTAAATCTGGACCACCTGCAACAATTATTATGTTAGGTAAAATCTTTTTGATACTTTCAGCTAATTGTAGAAGTTGAACTCTGTTCCAGATAAACACGCTTAGACAGAGTATATCAATTTCTTCTTCGACAATTGTTTTTACAATTTCTGATAAACTGACATTAGGATCGTAAAATGGACTAAACCATTTTACCTTATCTTTATTCGAACTATTTAAATCAAAATAAGTTCGAAGCATAAAATATGCTGGACTAATGTAAATCTTATCAGCTGGGGCACATGTTAAAATAAATTTTATGTTCATTTTTGATTAAAAATACATATTCATTGCTTCTATTTTTAGTGCATTGAGTATGTATTCGCCTAATTTTGATTCGGTACTAATAGCATAATATTCACCAGCGATCATAACTTCACCGCCGCTTTCTATAGCACTTAAAAAGTCTTTGTTAGTTGCCTCAAGTTCATTCTTGATGAACTCAAAATTAATTAGTTTGTTTAATGTTATGCTTTTTGCTTTTGGATATTTTAGTTTAGCAAGTGTTTTTAGAAAACCGGCAATATCATATGCAGCATCGTATGGATCTTCATACTTCCAATTTAAGCTTTTCTTATATTTGCTCGCATACCAATTTTCAACATCAACTGTTATATCTTCAATTTTACCTATATCTAAAACTTCACCAATGCTGTCTAGCACTAAGTCAGGATTACCTCGAGTCCAATGAAATGCAAATCCATTCTTTGGGAAAATGTAATAAGTGTCGCCATACCCGCTTGCTTGATCTGTATCTGCTGTAGTGAAAATACTATTTGATCTTAGTGATTTAAAGCCCATTGATTTAAGTGCAATATCATAGATCTTTTGTGCATCTGAATCACTGTCTTTTGGTTCTCTGTTATTCCAACTGCGACCTATAAATGCATCTGGTTTACCTTTGGACCCGCGTACCAAAACAGCTTGTGCTTTACGGTAAGCTGTAATAGCTTGGCTGCATTCTTTTGCCATTGTTTTTACTAGTTTATCTAAAGCAGGATTTTTAGCAGCTTTGGTATTTTGCAATGCCATTATTTCTTGTTTGGTCTTGTCAATTTCGTCTTTGACTTTTTTGAATACTACGTCAAATTCTTTTTTAGCAAAACTAAGTGCGCCAGAAGTTTTTGTATCCAAAGAATCAAAGTGATACCTCGTATCGTTCAAGGCTTTCAACCTTTTTTCTAGTGCTTCAAGTCCTTTTAGCTTTTCAAACTTTACTTTTAGATCTTTAATTTGTCCTGGTTTTAACGACATTTTACCAAATATCCTATTGCTGGTATATTTATTTGTAGTATACTATTGACATGAAAACCAAAGCTGCATTTATTCCATATCACAACGGCAAGGTGCTTGTGTGCCGTTCTAGCAACCCCATGTTTGGCGGTCCACATTTTGCTCTGTGTAAGGGTAATGTGGATGAAGGCGAAAGCATTGAGCAAGCTGCCATTCGTGAAGCAGAAGAAGAGCTTGGGCTGCGTCAATCAAACATTGGACCAGTAAATCATTTGGGAACGTTTAAGACGTTTGATTACTTGCTGTCCGTTTATATGGCAGAGGTAAAAGACCCAGTAGCGTTTAATCCGTTTTGCTGGGAAATTGCAGAGACTAAATGGATGAGTTGGACCGAGTTTAGTGCAGTGGGGCGTGAACAGCATCGCCCCATCATTAATGCTTTCTTCCAGCAACTTAGTTCATAAGTTTGTTAAACATTTTCTGTTTGACAAGAACAGCAGGCCCACTAAACCAAACTTCATAGTTTAAATGGTTACTGTAATCACTGTATGGTGTTAATACAAAGTTATTTGATTTTGGATTAAAGTAAGTATCCAAGGATGAAATACAATCACCTGCGGTTAGCAAATTAATCATTGCACCAATTCTATATATACGAGAACTAGATAACTCGTCTTTCATTTTTTCAACCAACTGTGGCATTTTCGTAAAAACTGCATCATATGTTTTTAAGACTTGTACCATTTCTTGTGCGCTTGAAATGGCTGCTGGCACATGAATCCCTAATTTAGCTTCTTCTGCTACTAATCTAAATGTTCTAAAAAATTCTAAAAAGTTATCGTTGAACGTAGGTGGTGACATAGAAAATGCATCCCAAAAGTCTGATGCTGGGACAACTCCAACGTTTGGATTACCAATTGGAAGAACAATATACGGTCCACCGCTGCCGTAAGAACTAGCCGTACTATAACTCTCAGAACAAATTAAACTACGGCTACGCTTAGGCCAATTTTGCCAACTTGGTAATATATGACTAACAAGTAATGTTAGCTCGTTAGATGTGTTGCGTGAAGTACGTTCAACACCAGTTGGGTCGCTGTAAACAAGTGATGCAAGATTTGGACTACCACGATAGATATGGTCACCTGATTGTTGTTTTTTGATAGCTATCTCAAGTTGAGGTAAAAGTTTTTTAAATTCAGCAACAGTAATCTCTCTAGTGCGACCATACTTGTCATTTTCCAACAGGATTTCATTTATCAGCATCGTTAGCACCTTGCTTTGCTGCTAATTGTTGCTGCATCCATTCCTTAGCAGCAGGTTTGCTTGGCTTTGCTGCTAACCAACGATTCATTGTTTTAGCAACATAGTTTAGATTTGGTTCGCTACGATTATTATCTACAATAAAGAAACTACCGCCAAACATTGCTTGCAATGCACCAAGCCCCTTTTGTGTCTTTTCCCAAGTATCTTTAACAAACTGCGGGTCAATCTCACGACCAGTATCTTTTCCACCTGAACGAGCACGATTGACAACTCTATTCATGCTTGTTTCTAAACTTGTGTTAACAAACACCATCGCAGTATCATAACCAAGATCTTCTAATGTTTTTTTAACTTGTGCCATACGTTCTGGGTTTTTGGCAGTGCCGTCTATAATCAATCCAATACGCCCATCTAACAAGTTCTTTTCTTGGGACTTGTATAGTTCCCAATAACGCTCGTAATTTCCTACTTTACCCTGCGCTTTGTATAGCTGCCAGAATGCATCGACATTTAATGTCTTTAATCCTGTACCACCAAATAGCTTATTGGCGATAGTGCTTTTGCCTGCACCTGGGCTCCCAGCCATAAAAACAGCTTTAAAAATGTGTGGATCATACATGCCCTCTTCAACTGGGGCTGTTAATTCAGTAATAAGCATAGTGCTATTATTTATAAATAATGGATGCGTTACAATGAATTGATAATTGATCCATTAAATGAAGCTCAACTATCCCCGGGTGAAGTTAGAGAAATTAAACTTAAGCTATCTGAGTACGAAGCCAAACTCGATGAGTTAAAGCGTAAAGAAAATAAGCTACGTAACGAGATTGACTATAATATTGATTCTTTTCCAAAAGAGTTACACGATAAAATAAACGCATATATTGCTGCATACACAAGAGAAATTAACAAACTTAAAGATCAGTTGAAAGCGGATTATCCAGAAGATTCATTCAATAACTTTGTTGCAGGCATTAGAAAAAATTGTAGCGAAATAGTTGATTTTTATAAGACGTACCGTACTTTCTTATATACTGGGTTTAAAAATGCACAAGGTAAAACAGCATTGTATGGTAAACCTCCTGCAAAGATAGATGTTCCAAATTACTACAGGGAACGACGCTTCGATGATCTAGCTGAGATGCTAGAAGACAAATTTAAAATAGCAAGCTTCGATAATTGCTTACTAGCAAGTGGGGATGCATTCGACGTTAACACAGATGGGAGAACTGCATTCATCATATTCCCGCGCAACGGTTTCAAGTATTTTTATATGGGTGGTATTGAAAAGTTTATGTTATCAGATGCAAGGATAGCAAAACTATTTGATAAGGATATTATTAAAGCAGCATGGGATTATTTTATTGGCAATCCTCAAATGTTTGAAGATTTTAAATCAGCAGGGGGCTTTGCATATGAATGGGGCAAAGACTATGCTGGCACAATTGATGGATTTATGGGAAGATATCAATGGGAAAACAATGTCGCAACTATTACTAAACTCGTTAAAGCTAATTTAGTATCAGATGAAATGCAACAATTTATGTACTTGAAGAATTGGGTTTCATATAAATCATTCAGCGAAGGTGTTGAACTAAAAACTGAAAATATCAAAACCGCAATGTCTTACGGGTATGATATTGCATTAAGTGCGAATGCTGTTTATGCAGTATCAACTAAATTGCAAACTAAAATGGAACGAGCATTGGGTATGAGAGATTAAAAATGCTATTAAGTCAACTATTTGAAAAACTTGAACCAGGTCAACGTAGAGCAATTGAATTAAAAATCAAGGATGCTGAAAAAGAAATACGTAAGATAGAAGATCACGAACAAAAATTAGATAGTCTAGGTTATCTTCCAAATATACCTGGTACTGAAAAAGAACTAGAAGATTTAAAGCAAGAGTACCAAAAGTATATCGACGAGCTTAAAGAAAAGCTTAAGCAAGATGATAGACAACTAAAGAAAGATCCGCTTGAGACTTACTTAAAAGCAATTGTAAGACATTGCCCAACAACTGTTAGTGCTTGTCAAAGAACTGGCAAATTATTATATCGCGGTACTAAAGAAACTGCGCCAGCATTTTATGGTAAGCCATTTGAAAAGCGTATGGCAAAGGATAGTAATACTGAATACTCTGATGCGTTCAACTATGCATTGAAGCAAGCTGGGGCGGAAGCAAGACGCGACAACAGCATGTTCTGCACAACAAACAGAAACTTTGCACAGGGATTTGGTCACGAGCTTTATATTATTTTCCCAAGAGATCCATTCCACTTCACTTGGAGCGATAAAGTTAAGGACCTTATCCTCAACAGTGAAAACTTAGGTGATATGATTGATCCAACTGTAGTAGAAGATTTGATGGATAACATTTGGAAAAATGAAGAACTTAAGAAGGATGTAATTAATTACTTTGCTAATGAGCGTGGGATATACCCAAGTGATGTAGAAGAATACAATCCGTTAATGTTTAATGCAGACACACGTGGTTTCTTTGGTAAGTACACTATGTACGCAAGTGTCGAAGCAGTAAGAGCAGTGCTTCCGCAAATGAGCGATGAGTTTAAAGCTTTCCAAGATTTAAAGCTTTGGGTAAGTCCAGATCGTGTAATTAAAAACTTTGGTATTTATATCGACGAAGATTTAGAAGGCGCCTTTAAACAACGTTTTGAAATTACTGTTAGAGGCGAATATTATGCCGTGCATAGCAAGTTTGAAAAGAAAGTTATGCAATTTTTAGGAATGGCAGCTAAAGACGATGATGAGAATTGGTAAGTGGGGCATTGCCCCACTACTAACATTAGCTTTTCTTTTTAGATTTACCAACAACTGATAAACTTACAACGCAAACGCCTTTGCATCCAATTTTACGTGCAGCACCCTTGCTTAAATCAATAATGCGACCGCGAGTAAAAGGGCCACGATCATTAATACGCACAATAACACTTTTACCTTTATAAGTTACTCTTACTAAAGTTCCAAACTTATAAGACCTATGAGCAGCAGTCATTGCCCATTGATTAAAGCGTTCGCCGCTTGCAGTTTTTCGTCCGTGAAATCCTGGACCATACCAACTTGCTTTACCTGTTGCAGCATAACTTTCTGTTACCAAAAACAACGATAATAATAATGCAAATATATATTTCATTTGAACTCCTTTTTGCAAATTAACTTTAAAGCTTAACAAAATCTAGTCAAGACTTTTTTTGGACACTCCAAGTGTCTGTGTCAAAATAGTGAGTTCTATGCCCGTTTAGATACTTAGTATGCTTAATCAAACTTTCTAAATCATGTGTTGGTCCTGCTTTGAGTGAAAGCATTAACATTGTTTGTAGATCAGAGTGACCTTTTGTTTCTTCTAATGCCCGTTCAAGCGTCCATCTTGGGGCATTTCTAATTGATAGGAGTGCAGGGTGTGTTAGCATATTAAAACCAATATTAGTTTTAAAACTATCCATCATGCTTTTTAAGTTTAATACATTGTGTGCTTGTACTACCGCAGTCACATGACATGTTACGTTGCTTAATGCTTTTATTTTTAAATAGTGTTTGATTACTGCTTTGTAATTTAAGTTTTGTCTAATCCATTCAAACGTTGGACCAGTGCCATCAATACTAAAAATAAAATTGACCTTGGCAAACTTTTGTAAGATACCAAGTTGGTATTTGCTTGGATAGTTGTTACCATTTGATGAAATGATAAACTCAAAGTTATTATTGTCTTGCGTAACTTCGTCTAAGAATTTCCATAGCTTTTTGTCGAGTAGAGGTTCGCCCCCAACTACCTTTAATCTTTTGGAAATAGCAATAGCGTTTTTTAAATTTTCAAGGGAAGTTTTATCAGATGGTAAATCTATACCATCATTGCCCAGCGTAAAATATGAATCGCTTGGTGCAGGATGCTTTTTTAGTCTGTTAGCAATGCTAGTGCTCCATCTTGGACCACACATAATGCAATCGCTATCACAGATAGATCCACTATTAAAGTGGACTAAAGGCCGTGTACCGTTTTGTTTTTCTAAAGCAATCTCTTGTTGGCGAGGGCTTTGTAAAGAAATATTCTCTAACCAAAAACAGCCCTCGCAGCCTTTTGGCCATTCGCCTTTGTTAGCAGTCTCTAGTAGATTTTTGCGATAGTCGCTAGATAAGAAATCATTTAAACTAGTAGAACTAATACCTAGCTTGCTAGAGTTATTGAGGTCTCTTACTCCGCATACATCATAATCACGGTTAGGAGTAAATGCAATACCATTCTTTATTCTAGGACAATAAAAGTTGCTCATATTGTAATTATAGACTAAAAAAGGCGCACTAAGCGCCTTTGTTTTAGCGTATGGTGAGATTACCCATACAGTGCTAAGTCTTCGGACCGTACGACCTAACCTTGCGAGTTAGCTTAATCCGACATCCACTCGTTCCGGGCACGGAGGCCATTTGTGAACAAGTATCCTAGCAGTGTCGCCGTTTTTAGAGTCAGGCATTAGACTCGTCGTTGAATGCTACTCCACGCTATCTATCCCGTTAGCCTTGCGAGCTATTCACCTCCGCTAAGAGGTTACGAAACTTCCTTCATGAACTAACTAGACCTTGCGGGTTTCGTTAGGCTTAGTTACCTTGCGGCCTAAGCATTTGACACCTTACACATTCAACCGGAGCAGTCTTTGCAATTTTGTATAATCAACAATTGGAATCGAACCAACTACCGATCGCTTGAAATGCGATTGCTCTACCAAATGAGCTATGTTTGCAACCTACTGTGATGTGCTGCTCCAGTCGCTTCCTATCTTGTTAGATAAGAAATACAACACACCCTCTCGCCTTTTGCCTTGCGGGCTACTAAGCATTGCTTTAAGTCTCGGGCTTTCACCTCCAACTCTTGCAATGGTACTTTGCCTTTCTGCGCGAACAGTCTGACTAGGTACCTACCTGTTAGTATTAAGCACTCGTTACTTTGGCGTGCTACATGCTTGGGCGCCAACCCAATTCGTCCTCACCGATCGGCTCCAGACTTATCCTTTCGGACATATAGCAGTAACTTACTGCTTACCGCCTTCCTACGGGCGGAGTTTACCTTAGGGGAATTTCACCCCGTGTAAACTTAACTCAGGCTTGTTTAGATGGACATATTGCTATGCGCTGCTATGTAGGCTTTGCAGCTTTGGGCACATCGCTGTGCTTATCCTAACGAGGCTAAACCCCCAAACTCTGCGCTGTTGCTTTAACTTGCGTTTTTGCTACAGCGTCTATTTTCTTAATATACAGTCTTTTATTTTATTTGCAATTATTATTTTGGTAATCTGTTTTATTTTTAATGGAGCCCTTGGAGAGATTCGAACTCCCGACCGTTGCGTTCGAAGCGCAAAGCTCTTATCCACTGAGCTACAAGGGCGTTTGGTGCGACTAGAGAGACTCGAACTCTCACGCGATTAAGCACAAGCACCTCAAGCTTGCGTGTCTACCAACTCCACCATAGTCGCTTAACGTGGATTGAAAGAGAAACGACCACGATCGTCTCTAATTTTAGGTATTTTAACTAATCCGGCTTTTTGTTGGTTACCTGCTATTGCAGCACCATTATTAAATGAAGGGCTTTTACTATTTGCGCTGGATGCACCTTTACGCAATGCCCAGCGATATCCGGCTTTGTGGCCGCTGCAATCTTTTGTGCAGCGACTACCACCAAATGTTAGTTCATTTAATATTTCTTTAATTAACATTATTGCCAAGTATAAAATGATTTTACTACTTCACCAGTAGTATCGTTGGTAACTATAATTTGTCTTGTAATATTATTTTGCTTTAAATAAGCGTCATATTGCTTTTCATATGCTGAGCTACTTGCCCAATCGTAGATAAAGCTTGGAACTTGATCGTATTTGAAATATGTTGTATTTGTTAAACCATCATCGCTATACTCTTGTCTTTCAACTGGAGTACCTTCGCTATTAGTATCGTTAGGGTCAACGAATGGAATACTTAAATTTGGTCTAACTCTAATAACTTTAACTGTATAAGGCATTTGTTTTTCCTTCTTTCAGTTATTTAGCGAAAAATGGTGCTACTGGCTGGCATCGAACCAGCTTTACCCGCCTTATGAGAGCGGTGAAATTGCCAAAACCTCCCCAGTAGCAAATGGTATGCAGGTTACTGCTATCCTGCAAGCTTCCTTATCGCGAAGCAGATTGTTGAGAGCGAAAGACGAGGCAACATACGGAGACTTCAGGTGCCCGTCACCTATACCCAAACGCCCGTTGCCTCATCCTCGTTTGGTGGCCTAGTGGACTCTCACATCACTAGGGCTTGACAATCGCCATTGTAAGTTGGGCTTGTCGTTTCTCCCCCTTGACCAAGCCCTCGGGGGCCGCATATTCTTCACTTACAACAAATTGGCTGCTCGGGTAGGGATCGAACCTACGACATCCTGATTAACAGTCAGGCGCAACTACCGGCTGTGCTACCGAGCAATAATTTCGCACCGTTTTATTTTCGACGTTACGGCCTCGTCGTCTATTGTTGTAATATAAACTACAACGATATTTATGTCAACTAGAAAATCAATTCTTCATATTCATTATTAACGTCAGTGCTATGGACGACACGCTTAATGTTAAACGCATCAATTGCGCTCATACAACCTTCACACGGACAACTCATACCATCTACCCAATGCTTACGGGCAGGATCATTCATATCCTTCTTTACGCGGTAAACATACAAATCTGCTTTACGCAAGTCGTCCTTATCAACGTGGTTAAGACTGTTTACAATTGCATTAATCTCGGCATGCAAATAAATGGCTTGATCATTTTTGCCGTACTTCTTTTGGATAGGATGACTACGCATTACATTAACGCCAACGCTAATAATGTCTCGCTTAATAACAAGACTAGCAGCCAACTTCATACGGTTATTAACACCAGGATTGTCAATAGCCAATCGCTTGGTAAACTGCATGATCTTAAGATCACGATTAAGTATCAATTTGGTCCTCATAAATGCTCAATTTCTAATGCAATATAGCATATTTTGAATTGATGTCAACCGTTTATATTGGACCTTAAAAAGTAGCTAGGGAACAGTATTCCCTAGCTAACAACTTTTAGTTGTTCTGCTTTTTGGCAGTTTCGCCAACAAGTAATAGACCTGTGGCAATAACAATATTCTTTAGGAAATGGTTAGTTTCGTTTGTAACCATTTCTGGTGAAACTGCCCAGAACTGATGGAACATTACCCCAGCTAGTAGAGTAAAGCCAGCAAGTACGAAGCTTGCAGCATAAACATAACGGTTAGCAAGTAGTGCTAGACCACCTACAATCTCAACTACGATTGCAATAACTGCAAGTAGTTCAGGCATTGGATAACCCATAAAAGTGATCCAACCAACGACGCCGGCAAATCCAAAAATCTTCATTACGCCAGCGTAAAGGAAGAATAGACCTGCTACTAGTCGTGCAGTATTATAAAACATATTTTTATCCTCTTTAGTTTACAAAATGTTTTTGTAACAATTAATAGTAAGCTTAAGGACTTTGGTAAAGCAATATAAAATTTGGCTGGGGATCAAGGACTCGAACCTCGACCAACGGAGTCAGAGTCCGCTGTTCTACCATTAAACTAATCCCCATTGGTTGCGGGGGTGGGAATTGCACACCACGACCTCTTGGTTATGAGCCAAGCGAGCTGCTTCTGCTCTACCCCGCATTACGCTATAAAATGGCTCGGGATCATGGATTCGAACCACGACCAAAGGATTCAAAGTCCCCTATTCTACCGTTAAACTAATCCCGAATAACTATTATATACTACACTTTTTACATTAAAAAACAAATTTAATATGGTCCCTGATCGTGGAATCGAACCACGGTATCCTGCTCCACAAACAGGCGTTCTAGCCATTGAACTAAACAGGGAAGTAATACCAAGTTAAGCTAGATTGTCCGCCCTCACTAGCCCATCTACCAAGTCCACAGTCAGAGTGTGGCAGTAGTTTTCATCTTAGTATTAAAAGGTTTGGTGGAGGATAGCGGAATCGAACCGCTGGCCTATAGAATGCAAATCTATCGCTCTCCCAACTGAGCTAATCCCCCAAAAGGTATATGGTCGGAGTGGTAAACTCCTTAAATGGTCTGGGTGGGAGGATTCGAACCTCCGGCCCCTTGCTCCCAAGGCAAGTGCTCTGGCCAGGCTGAGCTACACCCAGTAACTAAACTTACTTATGCATAATAACATAATTTGTTACAATGTCAATAATTTCTTTTTTATATCTACTGTGCATATATTGATGATGAGTTGGACATAATGGAACTAAATTATTTGGACTATTGTCATTATGATCTTCATTATTTGAGATTTTCTCAAATAGTCTGCGCTAAAAATTGGTAGCCCCACGGGGATTTGAACCCACTTTGCTTTTCATTACGCTGTACCGTATCACTAGCAGACAACCAGCCGGCTTCCCAGAGTCGTAGCAGGGCTATAAAAATGGCGACTCCTACGGGGTTCGAACCCGTGATTTCCGGCGTGACAGGCCAGCGTCTTGACCACTCGACTAAGGAGCCATAATTTGGTGCACCGCAGAGGGTTCGAACCTCCAACCTCAGGTTTCGTAGACCCGTGCTCTATCCAGTTGAGCTAACGGTGCTTATTTCTTTAATGAAGAAGAAATACGTTCTATACATTCAGTTTTAATTTCGTCTGTCGCTCTATTAAAACCATAATTTTCAAAACGTGTACTTAAGCAAATATTATCAGGTGTATAATCTTTGTCGTTATCTAAACGATCTAGACTTGGTGCTAATGGATAGTGTTTTCTAAAAACATCATCTGGATTAAGTGGAATTTTTAGCCACTTGCTTAATCCGCCTTGTTCATTATAAATTCTTTCAATGTCGTGTTCAGTAATACTAAACTGCTTTACTGGCCTGTTGACACCTTTCTTTTGATGCCATGCATTCCATCCTAATTGAGCACTACGAGCGCTATCTAAAATTTTTTTAAATGGGTTTGGTTTCTTTTTCATAGATACACTATAACAAATTTATAATTCATGTGCAAGCGTAAAAGTTGGAGGACCTGGTCGGACTCGAACCGACGATGCATTTCTGCGACAGATTAAGAGTCTGCTTCCATAGCCGCTAGGAGACAGGTCCAACTATTCTTTGTCCTCAAACGTGAGGAATACTTTATCTGGAGTTACTTTACTTTTAATAAACTTATAACCCGCACTTTCATAAATTTTCTTGTGAGATATTGCACCGCGTTCAGTAAAAACGCTTACTGTAAATTGCTCTTTACTTTTCTTCTTTGTTTCTTTTTTAACTATCTTTTTTGCTGCTGGTTTTTTCATTATATCTTTCAAATTTTGGTTTAGGTAAATTTTCTTTTAATTCACCTAATGCGGTATGCCATTTTAACTTACTTGGACAAAACTCGCAATTTGCAATTGGAGTATCTCTCTGGCTAATAAATGTTTGTAATTCTTCGTCCGTACATGAAGGAGTAAGAGGTGTATATCTCATCATCAACTCCAACTGTCTTTTATTCAAACGCAAATCTTTTTGCTTATATACTTCTGGCAACAATGCTGTTACCGGGCATTTGTATAATTTGCCATTAAAGAATGTAATGTCGTATTTCATGCTACATGCTTCAAATGCTATTTTTGGATTGCTTGTATGTACACCCCAAAAATCTTTATGATCTACTAAAGCATTTTGATGAAATACTGTTGCCCCTATTAAGAATGTATCTTGGCTCCAATTTTTTTTAATATTAGAAACCATTTCTTCATCATGCACACTTACTGCAAACCCTATATTATACTCTTGAAAAAAATCAAGACTAGATGTTTTGTACGTGCCGTTTGATTGTATCAATATTTCAGTATTTGACCATAGACGGCGAAGATTAATGCACCACTTTTCCAAATCAGGATTAAGTGTTGGTTCTCCACCTATTATAGTAATTTTATTAAAAGTTAAACGCTTAGCCCAATGCTCTATTTCAGTTGCATGGTCACTCCAACGTTGAAATCCTTTTAGTCCTAAATTATTAAATCTATTACAACCACGACAAGTTAAATTACAAACATTCGTGATGTAAAAATCAACGTGAGGTATGAAAAGCATAAAATATTTATAGTACAGGAGGGAATCGAACCCTCGCCCCGCAGGGGAACCGCAACCGCAGGCCATACCATCAAGGCCACTTCTGTTCCTACTGTACTAAACTGGTGCCCCGAGATGGAATCGAACCACCCACACCATGCTCTTCAGGCACGTGCTCTACCAACTGAGCTATCGAGGCTTATAACATTGGGGCATAGCAGTTTCGAACCTGCTATGTTTATACAGTTACGTTACACCCAAGGGAGTCGAACCCCCGTAACCGCCCCAATTAAAATTCTATAGTGAGGGTTTGTCCAGTCACTTATCCCAGCGGACATACATTACAGCCATACCCACAATGCTCTAACCTAGTTAAACAAACTCTGGCGGAATACTAGGATAAGATCTAAAGTAAACATTATCTTTTGCTTTATCTGAAATATCATTGCCAAGCACAATTAAACACATTTCAGTATCGGGAAAAGCTTTACGAACTTTCCTGTAATCTTCTACTAGATGGATAGCTGTGCCACTTGTAATCCACTTGTCCTGTGCTCTAGAATAATAACCAACTAAGATAGCTTCTTTAACCGAGTTATCGAAGTTTGGATACATCTTGCTATTATAACTATAAAGCCAATCGCTTTCATTAATATCAGGCTGTGGTTTGCAAACTAAAAACTTATACATTATCAACTTTGAACCTGTAATAGAATTAACATCAACTCTTCATCCCTTACAATATATGGTTGATAACGCTTACCATCTTTTAATTGCCACCAACTTGTAATCATGTTACCGCTCTTAAGCCAAATAACATCTGTTACATCGTCATCCCAATCTGGCTTCATCGCCCATGTTTCGAGAATCTTCCAAACACCTTGGTGCTTAATTAGGTAACGGTGTTTTTTTGCATCATAACTGTATGCGTACCTGTATGGATACATCGTTACCTATCCTTGTTAGTAGCTTCCAGCCACAGCGTATTGTCATTACCAAAAATAACATTACGCAGCTTAGGAAAACGCTCAAACGCCATCAGCGTGGCCAGAGTGTTATGCTTAAAGCAACGATTCAGTTCCTCACGGATCCGCTCCTTGCTAACATTCTCCAGCTTGTCTACTAGCTTCTGGTTGTTCAGCGCATCAACAATCTCAATATCCAGCCAAAAATCTTTGGTGATATGAAACCGAACTGCACGGATCATACGTAGACTATCTTCACTAAAACGATCCTCAGCACGACCAACACAGCGGATGGTACGCTTTGCAATGTCACGTACACCCGCGTGAGGATCAAACACCTCGCCGTCCAAGACACGGATAGCAATTGCGTTAACAGTAAAGTCACGCCTACTCAGATCGTCGTAAATGTCGCCAGCAGTAACTAGATCAGGCCTACGGCCATCGCTGTAACCATGCTCCTTACGACACAGAACAAAGTCTGCATCAACACCGTCCAGCTTGGCTCGAATAGTAAAGTACTCAGGCTTCTCTAGGAAGATCTTGCCGTTAACAGCAATGTAATCACGCATTGCAGCATAACTAGGAGCCTCAACAGCAAAGTCAATATCTTTAGACTTAACGCCCAGAAACTCGTCACGGACGGCACCACCTACCTTATAAATTTGGACTGTCATTTGCTGCCTCCGTGTTGTTATGATTAACTTATAAACTCATTTAAAATTGATACAACCGTTATTTTGGACATGCCTGTCGTATGGGCTTTGAACCCATGTTTCTCGGTGTACAACCAAGTGTCCTAGTCCCCTAGACGAACGACCAAGGAGTTCGCGACCTCCCTGTTGGCAATTGGTTGGCGCAGGTGGAATCGAACCACCCACCCCTGTCTTATCAGGACAGTGCTCTAACCAACTGAGCTATGCGCCATTATAAGGTTACCGCCAAGGGAATCGAACCCTTTGCCCGGGACACTCTCGCTTTACGGCAAGAAGGTGTATCCAACACACTCCAGCGGTCTTAAAATACATTAAACATGCTGCGGGGCTGATCAGGCCCTAACGGATTTGAACCGTCTTCCGTGCATTGCAGTTATCTTCCAGGCGCCCACTAGCTACGTGGGTCACAGCATGTCTAAACTAAATTGTTGGCCGGGGTTTTTATAGAGGTTGTTACCACGCCTGCTCCTCTACTGGTACGCACAAGAGACAGAGTGCACCATCCGTCTCTATAGTAATCCAGCGATTGGTAGTCCCAACGGGAGTCGAACCCGTCTCTCCAGCTTGAAAGGCTAGCGACCTAACCGATAGTCGATGGGACCATAAAGTTGTTTCCATAAAGTTTCATTTACAGTTATACTGTGTTTTTGATAAAAGTCAACAGCAAAGTTGTCTTTCCCTTCTAAAACATAATGCATATTTTGAGAAAATTGTTTCTCAAACTGGACTGTGTCCAAAAGATTAAATTCAAATGGAATTGTATCTTTATTAATACGTTTAATTTTTGTTACAAAGGAATGGATTAACTCCCATTCACTTATTGACCATCTTCCATTTTGTGACCAATTTGAATTAGCAAGTTTACAATAATATTCGTTAATGTTTGTGTTTAAATTGTGTAATTCGTTTAACCAACTTGATTGTACATACATAAATCGTGTACTTAAAAAGTCATATTGCTGTATTCGCAACAGCTCATTGATTTTTGAGTAGCTTGTTATTTCTTGTCCCATTAACGGTGCATAGAAATATTTTTTTGGATTAACCTTGCTGTTTAAAACAGCATCGCCATCCATTATTAAAATCTCATCATCAAACACGTGATGCAAATTTAACTTGATTAACTGTTGTGCATACCAACCTTTTATGTACAATGGTATAGTAACAATTTTACTGAACGGTATGTAATCATTATTTGGTGGCGATATAAAACTATCATCCCAAATAACTTTTACATCAGTGATACCATCAACATTGGCTAACGCATGTTTAATTGCTAACTGTGTTATGTGATAATGATATGGATACGATATAACAGCAAGTATCATATCATTACTTATTGGCTGAAGAGGCAGGGCTCGAACCTGCGACCGTCCCGTTAACAGCGGGATGCTCTACCAACTGAGCTACACTTCAATAATTGGAGGACTGGGTGGGACTCGAACCCACGGTGTTTGTATAGCGGATTAAAAGTCCGCGCCGTTCGCCACTACGGTAACCAGTCCGTCTATTGTAGTGCGGCTTCATCTATGGACTATATGCTATACAAACATCAAAATTGGTCAGAGTGGGTGGATTCGAACCACCGTTCACGGCTTCCAGGGCCGCGGGAAGAAACCAGGCTCTCGTACACTCTGTTTTAATTTGGTGCTTGGTGTTGGATTCGAACCTACTCACCTATAAGGAACGGATTTACAGTCCGTCGCGCCTCTCCCACTGCGCCGACCAAGCTTATAACTTATTACGCCTGTAGTAGAAACAATAGGCAAGACTTCGAAACTTGCATCACCCCCCTGAGCACCAGCTCTTGAAAGGGAATCGAACCCACCCGGGCGGTGTTTTACCGTTAAACTACTATCATCCTGTCGCAGCCTGCAGTACCACTATCTACTACAGGCGTAATAAGTTATTCTTCATAACATTCCTCGCTGAAACCACCTTCCCATGCGGGACAGTACTAGTCGAGGGTTATCCTTATGCCGAGGGGATAACTACCTGTCAATAAAAAACCTCGGATTTCTCCGAGGCTTTAATTAAACGATGCTGTACATTTGCATCACATAATTAAAGCCCCGCTGGTATTTTCTTGGGCGCGATAATCAATAAACATGGCATTAGCGAATGCTGGCTGCATTGCCTTTGCTGGTTTATTATTATGCTCGAACTTAATCATTTTTGAACTTTCGTTTCCTTGTTTGTTTATTTAGTTTGTTATTTATA